TTACTCATTCAAAATCGCAACTAATTCATCTTGAGTTTCTTCAAGTAAATGAGTATAAACTTCTAGTGTTGTTTTTGTGTTTGCGTGTCCTAATCGTTTTGACACAGCAACAATATTAGCACCCTTATTTATGAGCAAAGATGCATGAGAGTGTCTTAAGTCATGTAATCTAATATCGGTCACACCTGAAGCTTGTTTTGCTTTTGTGAAGTTCCTTTGAATTGTAGATATACCAACCGGCTCATATCCTCCAAAAAGAAAATCACCTTCAATATTATCTTTCAAATATTTAATCATTTCAAGTGTTTTATTATCTAGCTGAATCTTTCTTCTGCTTGTTGCTGTTTTGAGTGGTATGAAACCATTTTTCGCATGTTTAATAGATTTTGAAATTATCAGTTGTCCGTTCTTTAAATCAGATTTTTGTAAAGCTAAGGCTTCACCTCTTCGCAATCCTGTATAGAATAGAGTGTGAAAAAAAGTCTTAAATGTTATATCATCAACGTATTCAATAAACTTATTAAATTCTTCCTCGTCCCAAACGTGCATTTCAACATGATCACTTACTTGTTTTTTTAGTGGTGGGAGTGTTTTTGTATTGTCTTGGATATTATGAAATGTATAAGCAAAATGAGCGATTGACTTCATTTGTGTAATTATTTTTTTGCGGTAACTGTAAGCATAATTAGATGTAGCTATCTTCTGAAATAAGGTTAGATAATCTCTTTTTGTAATTTTTGACATTTTCTTACCGTTTAAATCACTCAAAAACAGTCTTGTTATTCTTTCTTTTTCCATGATGCTATTCTCATTTGAATTCACTCGCATATTATCTAGATACTCTTTAAAAACTTCATCAAATGTAATTGATTCATCTAATTGAGAATCTATTTCTTTTAAGAATTCTACTTCAAAATTCTGAGCTTCACGTTTTAAATTGAATGTTTTCTTTTTCTTATGAAACTTATCGTTCTCGTCACGCCAACTTATAACTGCTTGCCACTTACCTGTTTTAGTTTTATATACTGCCATTTAAATCACTCCTTTTATAATTTTATGTTATAATTAGAGTACAGAAAAAGGATATCTGTCAGGATATTAATCTGTACTAGCACCGGTTGCCGCCGGTGTTTTTTATTAAATAAATTCGTATTTCTTTTTATAATCAAGAACCGTTTTATTATTAACTACAATGTGATTTGAATTAATAATTTGTAATGCCAAATAATAACAAACATCTAGAAGTTCTAACATTTCGTTATCAGGAATATTTGTTGTTCCTGTTTTTTTAAGTATATTTTTTGGCCAATGTCTCATATCAAATTCATTACATATGAAGTTGAAATCAGAAAGTAAATCAATATCTTTCTCTTTTCTATTAAGTTTGAATTTAACTGTTGGTGTATTATTGTGAACTTCTTTTTCAAAAAACTTATAAAGATTTGCAATTATTGTAGTTTTTTCTCTAATGTTATCTCTATTTCTATGATCCAAATAAGAAAGAATATAGAGTGTAATATCTTTGTCATTTATACTATTTATTGCTGCATCTAACTGAGCATCTCTTTTTCTAAGGATAACTTTTTTCTCTTTTTCTAGAACGTCATAGGTGTAATTAATATTATCAATAATATTATTGATGTTGTTCATTATTGCAACTATTTTTTGAAAAGTGTTTTCATCATCACTTAGTTTGAAAATAGATTTATCAAATAAAAATAAAAAGTACATTTGGTTTAATAAAAACTCTAAATAGTAAAGTAAATATTCCGCATTCACGCATTCTCCGCTTGAGAGAAAGGTGTAAGCATCTGAAATACTACTGAAAATTGAGAATGAGTTAAAATAATCGTGTGGATTAAAAGCAAGTCCTCGATTTTCCCATTTAATGAACTCTGTTTCAATGTAGTTAAAAATTGTAGCGTTTCTATAAATACTACTAATAGTTTGTGTTCTATACATGCATTCAATATTGTTGTTCTCGATAAATAATGTTAATCTTTTAATTTCAGTAGGAAGGTCCACCCTCTTTTCCAAATCAAATAAACTCACTCTTAATCCTCCTTATACATAACTAAATTCTATAATAAACTTTTGATATAAATTATCGATTAATTCTTCAACCTCTTTTTCAAGTTTCTCAGCCATATTAGTAGGGTAGTGGAAGTGGTTTTCTAATACATGGATGATCTCATGTATTGTGGTCTTTTGTAATTGCTTAAATGAGTGTTTATTGTTAAGGACAACATAGTACTGTCCATTATACGGGTAACACATCCCTTTTGGCATTGTCATTAAATTATCAGTCAGTATAACCCGTAAATTATTCTCCTCACAAAACTGTTCAAACTCATTCATATCATTCCCCCTTGTGTATCATATTAATCACATTTAACACTGCTTCTAATTCTTCCGGTGTTAAATTTCGTGCTGTGTCAAACAACAATTGCAAATTCTCACTTTCATGGATATCTTTATATAATTCCAATAATTCTGGTTTATCTGAAAAATATTCTAAGTTCTTGTTGTGGTCACCATATTTATTGTCAGATTCTTCAGGTTTTAAAAATGTAGCAGAAGGAATTTCCTCCATATATGTAATTTCATTTTCATCAAAGTGATCTTTCTGGGACGAATCCTTAATCATTAAATTGAACAATTCAGAAGAATCAATATTTAGATTTTTTGAAATGGTAATTACGGTATCTGCTGTAATGTTGACAGGTTTTCCAGTCCTAGGAGAAACCCCTTTTTCCAAGCTGCTTAAATAAGTATGGCTGATTCCAATCAAGTCCGAAAATTCTCTTAAAGACATATCGCCTCTTAATTCTTTTAATTTTTTTCCAAACAAATTATTGTAAGTCATAATTTACACTCCTTAATTATAGTGTAAACTAAACTTTACCACTTTTCAATACAAATTCTGTAAACCATGCTTGACAACAAAAAACAATTGATGTAATGTATGGTTTACAGGAGGTGAAAGAATGAATCAAGTAAAGGAATTTAGAAATAAAAAAGGTATTTCCCAGGCTTGCTTGGCTGAAGAAACTAATATTTCTAGACAAACTATTAGTGCCATTGAAAATGGAGGTCTTCCAAGTTATGAAACAATGGAAAAAATTGCGACATTTTTTGAAGTTAACGTATCTGAAATTTTTTTTACAAAAACTGTAAACCATACATAACGAATCGATAAAAAGAAAGGAACAAATGAGAATGAAAGAAATTGTTATTTTAGAAAATAAACAAGCAGTAACAACAAGCTTAATGATTGCTGAAGTTTTTAACAAGAGACATGCAAATGTGATTAGAGATATCGAAGAACATATTAAAGACTTAAAAGAAAGTGGCAACTCAAAATTGAGTAGCGAGATGTTTTATGAAGGATATTATGTAAAACGTGGGAAGAATGAAAAGAAATATTTTATGAATCGTGATGGATTCTCTTTATTAGTGATGAGCTTCAATAACACGAAAGGAGTTCTTGAGTGGAAACTCAAATATATCGAAGCGTTCAATAAAATGGAACAACAATTGCAGCTTCAAGCACCAACGAACATGATTGAAGCATTGCAAATGGCGTTAATCGTTGCAAAAGAAAAAGAAGAGTTACAAATTGAATTGGATACTAAAAATCAAGTTATTGGTGAGTTACAACCGAAAGCAGATTATACTGATCGAATTCTTAAATCAAAATCGCTAGTTACAATAACACAAATTGCGAAGGACTATGGCTTGAGCGGACAAGCAATGAATAAATTATTAAATGAGTATGGAGTCCAATTTAAACAGTCCAATCAATGGTTACTTTATAGAAAACACCAAGCAAAAGGGTACACACATTCAGAAACAACAGTAATCACAAATTCAATGGGTCATGAAAAAACTGTCATGAACACCAAGTGGACACAAAAAGGACGATTATTCCTTTATGAATTGCTAAAAAATAACGATGTTTTACCAATTATCGAAAAATAACGAAAGGAAGTTTTGAAATGAACAAAGGAAGTAAAGTCCCAAGCAGAAAAGAAAAAGCAATTAAAAGTTTTCTAACTGAATATTATGTACCGAAATCAACGATTAGAGATGCCTTGGGCTCTAGTACTGAGACGGCCACACAAATCTTTGAAGAAGCAAAAAGAATTGAAAAGGAACGTTGTTCTATTGATCCTAGGCCACATCAGGCACAAGTTCAAACAGTTTTGAAGATTACTAAGATTAATTACAGTTTTATGAAGAAACAGTATGAAATGCTTCAACAATTAAAACAGGAGGAATTATGAAAAACAATAAAAAAGCGATTGAACTTGCAAAGATTGGCGTCGCTGCATTAGTTCTAATCGCATTGATGAGTTTATCAACTCATTTACATTATATCAATAAAATTGAGCAACAAGCAATTCAAGTTCGATTAAACAATTTAAAACAGGATATGAAAAAAGTCGAGTTTGAGCAGGTTATGATAACAAATCGATTGAATGAAATTGATGAAGTAGCTACAAGTTCAACATACCAGGAGCCAAGAGAAACTGTAGATGTTACTGACTACGAAAACAATGAGTTTGAAGCATTAGTGGAGTCTACATGGCGAATAGAAACAGGCAACGGAACTAGTTCACTGTGGACTAAACAAAACAATGCAGGCGGCATCAAAGATGCTCACACAGGAAAATATAAAGTTTATGAAACGAAAGAACAAGGGAAACATGACTTAAGAATTTTGTTAAGTGAATATGTTAAAGCATACGGATATGACTTGAAGTCAATTAGAAATAGATATTGCCAATGTGGTCCAAGTGATTTGAAAGAATTCACTCAAATATATAAGGAGGAATTAAATAGATGAAACAGGTAAAAGCAGGTGATTACATCTTATATAAAATGAAAAATGAAATCGGAGTAGTAAAGAGAGTGACTGAGCGTGGATGCTTCGCATGGTTCCACACTGGCGACACAGCTGCACATATTACACCAGAACATTTTGAAACATTAGATCCACATTACGTTGCGTTCAATCACTCAAAATTTGCAAATAATTATGCATATGCATCGCTAGCAAAAAGAAGAATTGACATCTTATTAGAAAATTCAAATTTAAGGGAGAAAAATTAAAATGTCAGAAAAAATTAAGATTAATAAATTAGAAATAGAGAATGTTAAACGAGTTAAGGCTGTTAAAGTTGAGCCGACTCAAAACGGATTAACGGTAATAGGTGGAAATAACAATCAAGGTAAAACATCCGTGTTAGATTCAATCGCTTGGGCTCTTGGTGGCAAAAGATATCAACCGTCAAATGCACAACGCGAAGGGTCAGTGACACCGCCAACATTAAAGGTCGAACTGAGTAATGGACTAATTGTTGAACGCAAAGGTAAGAACAGTGATTTAAAAGTATTAGATCCATCTGGTAATAAAGCAGGTCAAGCATTACTTGATTCATTTGTTGAAGAATTTGCTTTAAACTTGCCGAAATTTATGGAATCGTCAAACAAAGATAAAGCAAGAACACTATTAGAAATAATCGGAGTTGGTGACAAGTTATTCGAATTGGATAACCAGGAAGATAAAATCTATCAAGAACGTCGTTTTATTGGACAGACTGCGGACCAAAAGAAAAAGTATGCAGATGAAATGGAACGTCATGAAGGAGTTCCTGATTCGCTAGTAAGTGCTTCAGATTTAATTAAACAACAACAGGATATTCTTTCACGTAATGCTGAAAAAGAACGTAAGCGTCAAAACCTAGTTCATTTGGAAGGCGAAAACAAACGCCTAAAGGAAATCATTGCAGACTATCAAACGAAGCTTGTGGCCAATGAAAAGGACTTAGAAGATGCTCGCAAATCAGCACTTGATCTACATGATGAATCAACTGAAGAACTTGAGAAAAACATTGCTGATGTGGATGCATTAAACGCAAAAATTAGAGTCAACCTTGATAAAGAAAATGCCGAACAAGAAGCTGAATATTATGCACAACAATATAAAGACTTAACGGAACAAATTGAAGCAATTCGAAAAGAACGTTTAGATCTATTGAAAGGTGCAGACTTGCCGTTGCCAGGGCTTAGCGTTGTTGATGGTGAACTAACTTATAACAATCAGCAATGGGACAACATGAGTGGCTCGGAGCAATTAAGAGTTGCCACTGCGATTGTACGTAAGCTAAAGCCTGAATGTGGATTCGTATTAATCGATAAGTTAGAACAAATGGATATCGATACAATGAACGATTTTGGTAAATGGTTAGAACAAGAAGATTTACAAGCAATCGCAACACGTGTTTCAAAAGGCGAAGAATGCAGCCTGATTATTGAAGATGGATATGTTCAAGGTCAAGAGTCACAATATGAAGTTGAAAAAGAAGAAATTGAAACGAAAGGATGGGATTTTTAATTTATGAATATTACGACTGGAAAAATAAGAAAGGCACAAAAAGTTATTTTGTATGGTCCTGAAGGAATAGGGAAATCAACGTTTGCATCGAAGTTTCCAAATCCTTTATTTAGTGATACTGAAGGATCTACAACGCATTTAGATGTTGCTCGATTTGATAAACCAACATCATGGTCAATGTTGATGGCTCAAGTCGAATATGTTAAACAAAACAAACCATGTTCAACATATGTTATTGACACTGCCGACTGGGCAGAATCTTTGGCTAAAGAATATGTAATTAATTCTGCATCAGATGCTCGAATTAAATCAATTGAAGATTACGGATATGGAAAAGGTTACACCATGTTGGCGGAAGAATTTGGAAGGTTACTGAATAAACTCCAAGAAGTTGTTGATGTTGGAATAAACGTTCTAGTGTTAGCACACGCGCATATGCGTAAGTTTGAACAGCCTCAAGAAATTGGTTCGTATGATCGTTGGGAGTTGAAACTTGAAAAGAAAGTATCACCATTATTAAAAGAATGGGCAGATGCAGTAATGTTTGCAACTTATGAAATTCATGTGGTAAATGTCGACAATCAAGGAGCCGCTAAAGGTAAGAATAAAGCACAGGGTGGTTCGCGAGTAATGTATACGAGTCATAATCCAGCATGGGATGCAAAGAACAGATGGGGACTAGCAGATAAGCTTCCGTTTGACTTTAATCAAATTGCTTCACATATTATTACTCAACAAGCAAACACTACTAAACCAGTTCAAGCAGAAGTAAAAGCGACAAATCAAGCACAAACTAAAGAAGTACCTAAGCAACAACCAAAAACGGAACCTAAACAAGCTGCTGCTACACAGGTAAAGTCAGTTAATCCATTTAGTATGTTTCCAAAAGCATTACAAGATTTAATGAAACAGGATCGTGTAACTGAAAATGAATTTAGAGAATATTTCTCAGGTAAAGGACACTTTCCTAAAGAAATGCCGTTCAATAATATGCCTGAAGATTATCTAAAAGGAATTATTGCAAATTGGATTAAAGTGATTACAGATATTAGTGAACATCGTGAACCTATATTAGATATAGCAAATCAAGATTTACCATTTTAAAAAAGAAAGAGAGAGGAAATTAAAAAATGACAATGAATAATAATCAAATTGAAAGAGAGTTTGGATGGGATGATGAGATTGAAGCAACTGAGATGGAGTTTATTTTATTAGATCCAGGTATCTACGAATTCACAGTAAAATCATTCACACGTGGACGTTTTGATGGAAGCGAAAAAATGCCTCCATGCAATAAAGCAGAATTCGATTTATCAATAATCGATCCAAAATCAGATCAAGAAGTAATTGTAAAACATCAACTATTGCTCCATTCAAAAATGGAGTGGCTAATTGGTCAATTCTTCGTAGGACTAGGCATGATGGAAGTCGGTGAGAGATTAAAGCCTAATTGGAGTGGTGTGGTTGGTAAAACCGGTAAGTGTGAAATCGAACATAGAACATACAATGACAACACTTATAACAATGTCAAAAAGTTTTTAGAACCTGAAGCAGCACCACAACAAAATAGTTACAGTTTTTAGGAGGTATTTAAATGGAATTAAGACCGTACCAAAATCAGGCAATGGCATCTGTTCTAAATGAATGGGATGACGGAATTAAAAAAACATTATTAGTGCTTCCCACAGGAACAGGAAAGACAATTGTCTTCTCCAAGATAATCGAAGAAAAAGTGATGGAGGGCAAGCGTGTGCTTGTCCTTGCTCATAGAAGTGAATTGTTAGAACAAGCTTCAGATAAATTGTACAAAGTTTCAGGACTGAAAACATCTTTAGAAAAAGCAGAGTCGACAAGTCTTGATAGTTGGGAAAGAGTAGTTGTTGGAAGTGTCCAAACTTTAATGAGAGAAAAAAGACTCAATCAGTTTGAACTCGACCATTTTGATGTAATTATCGTTGACGAGGCGCATCATGCTATTTCTAATAGTTATTTAACAGTTTTAAATTATTTTGAAAATGCTGAAGTATTAGGGGTCACTGCAACACCTGATCGTGGTGATATGAAGAACTTAGGTATTTATTTCGAATCACTAGCATTTCAGTATTCTTTACCACAAGCAATAAAGGAAGGTTATCTTACTCCGATTAAGGCATTAACCATTCCATTGAAATTAGATTTAACAAACGTTGGCCAATCTGCAGGTGATTTCAAAGTTGGTGATTTAGGAACTGCATTGGATCCATATCTTCATCAAATAGCCGATGAAATGGTTCAGCACTGTATGAATAGAAAAACAGTTGTATTTTTACCTTTAATTTCTACATCACAAAAGTTTACGAGCATATTAAATGAAAAAGGTTTAAAAGCAGCTGAAGTAAATGGGATGAGTAAAGATAGAGAACAAGTATTAGAAGATTTTGAAAACAATCACTATAACGTCTTGTGCAACTCAATGCTTCTTACTGAAGGCTGGGATAGTCCAGAAGTGGATTGCATTGTGGTATTAAGACCAACAAAAGTTAGAAGCTTGTATTCTCAAATGGTGGGCCGTGGAACAAGATTATTTCCAGGGAAAGAAGACTTACTATTGTTAGATTTCTTATGGCACACGGAACGACATGAATTAGTTCATCCAGCACATCTAATCGCAGAAAATGATGAAGTAGCACAAGCAATGACTAAAATTAGTGAAGAAAATCCAAACGTTGAAATGGATTTAGAAGAGTTGGAAGTTCAAGGTGCTGAAGATGTTATTGAACAACGAGAAGAAGCCCTTGCGGAAAAGCTGAAAGAAATGCGAAAACGTAAGCGTTCATTAGTTGACCCTTTGCAATTCGAAATGAGTATTCAAGCAGAAGATTTAAGTTCTTATGTTCCGAGTTTTGGATGGGAACTAGGTCCACCAACTGAAACACAACTTAAGAGATTAGAAAAAGAAGGGATATTGCCCGATGCTGTTGATAATGCAGGAAAGGCGTCATTGCTTATTGATCGTATTAATAAAAGAAAAGAAGCAGGTTTAGCTACACCAAAACAAATTAGATTATTAGAACGTTATGATTTTCAACATGTTGGAAATTGGTCGTTCGATTCCGCAAGTAACATGATTAGCAGAATTGCTGCCAGTGGATGGCGAGGCGCACCAAAGGGTGTTAACCCTAAAGAATATAAACCAGAAATATAACAAGGAGGAATTATTTAAATGAGACAAATTGAAACATATAAATTAGTTGCACACCCAGATAATCCAAGGAAATCCGTCGGTGATGTTCACGAGTTAGCCGATAGCATCAAAGAACGTGGAATTTTACAAAATCTAACAGTCGTTCCGACTGAAACAGTAGATGTGTACCGAGTAATCATTGGTCATAGACGATTAGCGGCAGCGACCTTAGCCGGACTTAAAACAGTTCCGTGTGTTGTGGTTGAAATGGATGAAGCAACACAATATTCAACAATGCTTTTAGAAAACATGCAACGAATCGATCTAAGTGCATATGAACAAGCACAAGGGTTTCAGCAATGTTTAGATTTTGGCATGAGCATGGATGAAATCAGCACAAAAACGGGTCTAAGCAAAACAACGATTAGACAACGTACAAAAATGCTTGAACTTGATCAAGACAAAGTTAAAAACGCTGTTAATGCAACTATCACAGATTACATCAATTTAGAACGAATAAAAGATTTGAAGGAACGAAATAGGTTATTAGGTTTTATTGGCGATGATAACTTTAATCAAAAAGTTGAAAAGTCATATCAAGAACAACTTCAAAATGAATATAGAAATAAAGTTATTGAAAAACTACATGAACTAGGTATTGAAGAAGGTGAACAGAATTGGGATGACGTAACGGTCTTAAGATTATTAGTTCACGATGAAGATGATTTTAATGACATTATCAAAAGGATTAATGATCTAGATGATATTGGCGAGCGAGATTATTATTACGTAAAAACGTCATGGTCATTCACTTTAGAAGCTCCACGAATTGAAGAAAAAACTAAGAAATCTGCAGAACAACTAGAACACGAAAAAGAGCAAAAAGAACGAAAAGAACGAAAATCTAAAATCAAACAACGTTTGAAATTCTATTATCAATTGAGGCTTGAATTTGTTAAAGAATTATTGTCAAAACAGATATCAGAAGAACATCTAAAAATTTCTAGGATACACCTAATTAAAAATGTGTTAATTGATGATTTAAGCGTCAGTTTAGTACACAAAGATATGGAAAAACTTAAAAACGAACTTGGGTTTGATAAGGACATATTTGATGCTGAATTTAAAATAAATTCAATTGAGTTGCTGGATTCTAATATTCTAAATAAATTGATGATTGCTACACAATATCTCAGTTTAGAAAATGAAGATAGAACAACTTTTGATTATCAAGGAGACTTTTCAAGTAATTGGGGCACAGAGGATTTAGAAATTCTCTATGATTATTTGCAAGACTTAGGATATGCATTAACTGAGGAAGAAAGACAACTTCTTGATGGAAGTCACGAATTATATAAATCTACTGTTTAGAAAGATGGATGTTTATGCGAAATGAATTAGACTTAATTCAAATATTAAAAGGAATTGATCCAGCACGATTAGATTATCTCGGTTGGACCAATGTCGGTATGGCTCTCAAACACGAGGGCTACACCGCTTACGATTGGGATCAATGGTCAGCGCGTGATTCAGCTCGTTACAAATCGGGAGAGTGTTATCGAAAGTGGGAAACATTCAACGAAGATGCTGGTGCAATTGTAACGGGTGGAACGATTGTTCAGTATGCTAAAGAACAAGGATTTGAGTTTAAAAGTAATAAGCAGGATTATGAGTTGGATTGGGATTCCGAGATTTCAGCCGAAAGTTTAGTAATCATAGATGAAAATTGGCTAGAAGATAGAGAATTAAATGAGCCAAAAGATGAGCAGTGGAATCCTACACATGAAATCATCACTTACTTACAAACATTGTTTGAATCAACGGAACATGTTGGTTATGTAACGAGTACTTATGAAAATGATGATGGTAGGTTTCTTCCAACCAAAGGAAATTATGACCGCACGGCTGGTCAATTAATTGAAGCGTTAAGTAAGGCTAATGGTGACATTGGAGCTGTGCTTGGAGATTACAATCCCAAAGCAGGGGCTTGGATAAGGTTCAACCCACTTGATGGTGTTGATGTAAAAAATCAGAACGTAACTGATTTCAAATATGCGTTAGTAGAATCAGATACTGTTGCACTCGAAAGACAAAATGCAATTATTAGAGAATTAGAACTACCGGTTGCAGCATTAGTTTATAGTGGCGGGAAGTCAGTTCATGCCATTGTTCGAATTGAAGCCGACGATGCACAAGAATATAGAAAACGAGTTAATTACTTATACGACGTTTGTAAAAACAATGGTTTGGTAATTGACACACAAAATAGAAACCCAAGTAGATTATCACGTTTACCAGGTATTCGAAGGAATGACAGAAAACAATTCCTTATGGACGTCAATATAGGTAAAAGCTCATGGGATGAATGGCAAGAATGGATTGAGGGAGTGAATGATGACCTACCTGATCCAGAACCACTAACAGATGTATTCGATAATTTACCAGAACTAGCTCCACCTTTGATTGAAGGCGTGCTTAGACAAGGTCATAAAATGCTTATGGCCGGACCTTCTAAAGCAGGAAAGTCATTTGCATTAATAGGCCTTAGTATTGCTATTGCCGAAGGCGGTAAATGGTTTGGTTGGAATTGTACACAAGGAAGAGTTCTCTATGTAAACTTGGAACTTGATAGAGCGTCAGCACTACATAGGTTTAAAGATGTATATCAAGCTTTAGGGATACCTCCAAATAATGTAGGAAATATCGATATTTGGAACTTACGTGGGAAAGTAGTGCCTATGGATAAGTTAGCTCCAAAATTAATTAGACGTGCACAGAAGAAAGATTACATTGCTGTTATTATTGACCCTATCTATAAGGTTATTACTGGTGATGAAAACTCTGCGGACCAAATGGCACACTTTACAAATCAATTTGACAAAGTGGCCAGTGAATTAGGTTCATCAGTCATCTATTGTCATCACCATTCGAAAGGTAGCCAGGGCGGCAAGAAATCTATGGACCGTGCAAGTGGTTCGGGAGTATTTGCTCGTGACCCTGATGCTCTTATTGATTTAGTGGAGTTAGAACTTACTGATAAATTGTTGGACCATGAACGCGATAGGAACACTGCTCGAATATACGCAGAAGAACTAGAAAAACGCAAGCCTGATTATTTTGAAGAAGTTGTTAGTGAAGATGATAAATTATCAAAAGCACAAATGAGAACGTATTTAAATAATGTTTTATCCAAAAAAGACGTTAGTCAAATAGATGTTAGAGTTCAACAGTTAGAAAAAGAAATGAGCAATTTATCAGCTTGGCGAGTCGAGGGAACTCTTCGTGAATACCCTAAATTTCCACCGGTGAATCTATGGTTTAATTATCCAACACACTTAGTGGATGAGGTCGGTGTTCTTGCAGATTTAGATCCAGAAGGAATGAATCAGCAAACATGGAAGAAGAATTTTTCCAAAAAGAAAACAGCTGAAGAACGAAAAAGCGAACGAAAAGAGGCGATAGAAACCGCTTATAATACGCTAGATTTAGGTGATGAAATAACAATAGATGAACTGGCAGAATACATGGGAGTAACAGAAAAAACTGTGAGAAATAGAATAAAAGAACATGGTGGTTTTTGGATCGATGAAGGCATTGTAGGGAAGAAATAGGGAAAGGAAAATGTCGAGTTATTTTCTTTCTTTCCCTAAATAGTTTTAAGGGAAAAAGTCGAGTATTTTCCCTGTTTCCCTACTTAGTGAAAAACTCGAGAAAATACCGAGAATTTCCCTAGGGAAGAAAAAGTACCCCCTAAAGGGGGTAATACAAGTATTTTCCCTGGTGGTCAATGGGTAAGTAGTTGTGCGATAGCTTACGCACAACAACAACTCCTTCCCTTCCATTGACAATCGCGTAAAAAGAAAGGTTGAAAACAATTTGAAAGTATATCATAAGAAATCACATCGATATGGAATTGCAGATATGTTTAATAACAAAAATAAAAATGAAGTAATTGCTAGTCTTGAAACTGAATATGATGTTGAAGTAAATGTATTTAAAGCAAATGAACTTTTTGTTCGAATTGATGGCCAAGCTATTAATTTGAAAGAAGCACTTGATCAACAATTAGTTGTTCCTGATTTATATGGAAATTATTTTAGAGAAGCTAAAAACGAACAAGAAAGAAACAGAGGGTATTATGAAAATTAAAAGGAGGGATGAAGAGTGAATGAGTATGCCCTTTACAAAGGCGATGATTTTATAACGATTGGAACTGCTCAAGAACTCTCCGATTATTTGAATGTAAAGAAAAATACAATCTATTTTTTAGCAACACCAGAAAACAAAAGGCGAAATAAAGGAAATAGATTAGTAGTAGTAAAAATTGAGGAGGATGAAACATGACTACTAAAGAGTTTACTGTTGAATTAAATAAATTGGGGTATAAAATATTTGATAACGGTCAGATTTTCATAACAAAAGATGGAGAAAATGCACTGATACAAATAAACAAAAAAATAATTGGAATAATTGACACTGACTATATTGAATTTAAAGACATGGACCTTGAAAGAAAAACCGAATTAATAAACCTTACAATTAAATATTCACTAACACCAATCGAAGAACGTGAAAAACAAGAGAAGTTTTATTGGAAGTTGAAGGGTTTTAAAGGTAATGAAATGAATAACAATAGAATTTATTTCAGCTACTCTCCTCGATATGAAACACAAATGATAAGAAGGAAAGGTGATAGAGGATCGTATATATCAGCTTTTACAGTTAGTGAGTTTAAAACATTATGTGAAGAACGTGGAATGGTTTACGAAGCATTTGAAAAAGAGGCGACAGAGTGATCGAGTTCTTTATGCCAATGCAACCGCCGACTACGACTCATCAGCAGAAACAAGTAAGAGTAGTATCAGGGAAGCCAATATTTTATGAGCCAGATAAAGTCAAAGCAGCACGCTCAAAATTAATGGGACATTTATACAATCATGTTCCCGATGAACCAATGAAGGGTCCGATTCAGCTTGTGGTCAAGTGGATATATCCGATGACAAAGAAATCAGTCGATGGTCAATATAAAACTACAAAGCCTGATTTGGATAATGTTCAGAAGTTATTGCTTGACTCAATGACTGATCTAAAGTTTTGGAAAGATGATGCTGAAGTTTCGTCTATGCTAGTGGAAAAGTTTCATAGTGGTATACCAGGAATATATATACAAATTAATGAACTTAAATGAATTAAGAGTAATGAATGTAATACCTAAAAAAGGAGTTGGAAAAATATGAGTGATTTTGAAAAGACTAAACAAGCACACATGAGGAAATTAAACGAACGTCCTTACGAACCTGATTATCACATTAAGAATAATCTGAAAAGTGTTCATGTTGATGCGCTCAATTTAAAGCGTGACATGCTTAATAAAAAGATTAACCATACAGAAACTCTCGAACATACTTTGACGCTTATCTCGACGCTAGCTATTACCTTGCACGAAATAATTGAACGAGGTGATAAGCTTGATTAAGTTTATTGCTGGAATGGTTGTTGGGTCTATAGTTGGAATTATGATTATGGCCATAGTGATTGTTGGGAGTCGATATGATGAATGAAAGAGATCACATTAATTATGCAAAGTCTGAACTAAGAAATTATATGTACCTGCTTAACGTCTGTCATGGGTTTGAGAACAAGATAATCGAACTTGAAACATTGCTTGAGGGCATGAAGTCAACTGCTGCTGTTTATGAACCAGGCAGTAGTAGCTTGACTCCTGCTGAACGAAACAATGACTTACGAGACAAGCTTCAGCGTAATCAATATGACCTAGCTGCGGTGCGTTACAGAACGGATAGAACAAAGAAGTTTCTTGATGATTTAAGCAAAGATGATCGAATTATTGTTACAGATGTTTATATCAAGAATATCAACATTGAGAAAGTGGCAACTAGGTTTTATTGTTCGGAGAAGACAATGAAACGAAGAATAGATTTAATAATGAAGAAATACTGACCTACCCAAAACGGGTAGGTTTTGCTATGATTGGAGTAAATATAAACAAAAAAAAGGGGAGGAAAAATGCAAATAATTAAAGAAACAATTGAGGTTTATCCTAGTTTTTATAACATGTTAGTTAATATTATTGTTCCATTAATAGTTGCGTGTGTACCAATTTTTGTCGCAATTAAAACAATAAAATCAGAGTTATCTAGAATAGAAAAGACTATAGAAAACCAAAATTCGATTGAAAGATTACGTTATCAATATGAAGTAACCAGAAATAAAAATGATAAACTTGTTTCTACATACATGGATATACTTTTTGAAAGCAACAATCTCATCGATTTCACTTATAGTACTATAGATTATCAAGAGAAAATACAAAATCAAAAATCTTTAATAATGGAGAGAGTAGATAATTTTAATTGGGATCACTCATCATCTGTTGATTTAAGAAATGTATTGGATAATATTACAGAAGAAGCTAATATTATTAACCGATCGAAAAATGAGAGTTATTCCTCGTTAGTCGTCAATTATAATTCGATTAGGTTATTTATAAATTTTGAAAAAGCAAAAGAAGTTGAGTTAGATGATAAAGTTAAACAATATTTTGAACTAATAACTGCAATATTTAATATACCCGCTGAAGATAGTTCATATTGCGATAAATTTAAAAAAATTCGACAATATCATATGAATGAAATAAATGCATCTAAGGAATTGAGTGAATTGATAAATATAATTCTAACTGAAAGAATAAAAGACCTGGATAAATAACTTTGACCCTCGGGACCCTGTTTTATGTGAGAAGATGTTAATGTGGCATTTAAGCCAACAAGGACTAATGCTTGGTCTTAATTCCCCTTTGTTATACGATTCTTAACCCCGCTAGATTTTCTGGTGGGGTTTTGATATGATAAAATTAATATATAAGGGGGACTAGAAATGAGCAAGAGAATTTTATCAAAAGAAGAAATATCAGAACTCGAGGATTTACTAAACAAATCAAAGTACGAATTTGAAGTCGATTATAATACTATAGTCATAAAAAACTGGGATGATCCCCTGCCTGAAAAGGGATTAGAAGAAGTAGATGCCTGGTTAGAACATAAGGGCATAAAACGACACTATCAAAGTATTAGTGACGAAGGATTGGGTCGCACTAAAAATCGAGATTTATTATATATATTATCAAAATAAGTAAAGGAGGGTCCTGACAAGTGACAAGAAAAGTATCATATAAATTAAAGCCTTGGCTCACAGAGTCAGGGCTTTTGCGTATCCAGGGTTGGGCTCGTGACGGTCTAACTAACGAAGATATTGCAAAGAACATCGGCATCAATCCGAAGACACTTTATGATTGGATTAAGAAGTGGCCAGAGATTGAAGAAGCACTTCGATTAGGAAAAGAACCAGCTGACCGAAAGGTCGAGAACGCTCTTTATGAGAATGCGTTAGGTTTTGAGTGGCAAGAAGAAGTACCAATAAAGCTTAAAAGAGAGTTTTATGTTGGTAATAAAAAACATACTGAAGAATATGTTGAAACAGTAACTGTTAACAAGAAACGTCCACCGGATACAACTGCAGCAATCTTCTGGTTAAAGAATCGAAAACCTTCAGACTGGCGAGATAAACAGGATGTAGAAGTTTCAGGAGGAATGGATGGAACAATAAAAATCAATATAGTTCCTGATAAAGATGATTGAGTTAAATATAAGTGAGAAATGCTTTAATCCTATTTACCTGGAGCACATGATGGAAAACCAAAATAGAAAGCAACATTACTTCGGAGGTTCATCCAGTGGCAAATCATATAGTTTGGCACAAAGAACTGTTTTAGATGTTCTAGAAGGTCGCAACTATCTGATATGTAGAAACGTTGCTAATACAATTAAGCGCTCAGTATTCAATGAAATTGTAAAGGCAATTAATAACTTTCAAGTTGCCGATTATTTTGACATTAATAAAAGCGACTTCGTAATAACATGTAATTTGAATAAATCTCAAATACTATTTACTGGTCTTGATGATCCAGAGAAAGTTAAATCAATTACACCTATCAAAGGAGTTCTCACTGATATATGGGTAGAAGAAGCAACGGAGTGCAATTTATCAGCAATTAAACAATTGGAAAAAAGACTTAGGGGTCGTTCGCAGCATAAAAAGCGGATGACCTTTTCTTATAACCCAGTTTTAAAAACGTCGTGGTTGTATACTGAATACTTTAATGGATTATGGCAAGACGACAAACAATATGTAGAAAAAAATGATGTTTCAATTTTGAAAACAACATATAAAGATAACTTTTTCTTAGCAGAAGATGATATTGAAGGCATGGAGAATGAAACAGACCCTTACTACTATGAAGTCTATACATTAGGTAATTGGGGAGTGCTTGGTGCGGTTATCTTTAAGAATTGGAAAGTTGAAGAATTTGACAAGGAAATGTTTGCTCAATATAGACATGGAGCTGACTGGGGATTTAGTGATGACCCATTCGCTTATGTTCGAGCATCTGTTGATCAATTGAAAAAGAAACGTTTGTACATATGTGATGACATACAGGCAATCGGATTATCAAATGATGAAGCAGCTGACTTAATAAGACCAATCGTTAAATCAAGTTTATTAACTGCAGATAGTTCAGAGCCTAAGTCAGTTGATCAATTTAAAAGTTTAAAAATAAACACGAGGGGTGCTAAAAAAGGACCGGGCTCAATAGAATTCGGAATTAAGTATTTGCAAGGTCTTGAAATAATAGTTCACCCAAGTTGTCAAAATATTATTAACGAGTTGAGCACGTACAAGTTCAAAGAAGATAAGCAAGGAAATGTATTGCCTATACCTGTTGATAAAAACAACCACGGTATCGATGCATTAAGATACGCACTAGAAAATGATATGACGGAAAGAAAAGTAAAAGTTAGAAAGGGGTTGTATTAAAATGGAACTAACCCAAGAAAGAATTGCTTTTATTCGTAAGAGTAAGAAAACGGAATTGGCGGACCTTGATAAAAAAGAAACATACTATCGAGGTAATCATAAGATTTTGGAACGAAAGAAGGATCCTGATTTATCCAATCATAAGATTGTTGTTAATCATTGCAAACGAATTGTTGATATAAATGCAGGAGCACTTTTTAACCAACCAGTGCAGTATCAAGTTGCGGAAGATTTAGATATAACTCCTATCCTTGATGAATTTAACAAGCAAACCATTGAACGACTTGACTTATCAAATGGTAAAAAAGTAGGAATATTTGGAAAGTCATATGAATATATTTACATTAAAGAAGTAAATAAAGAATTAAATGTTATATCTGTATTGTTAGATCCTAGAACTTCATATATTAAGTATGATAATTCTATCGAAGAAAATAAAGAATATGGAGTCTTCTGGTCCACCGATGAAGAAACCAAAGTTGAAGAGTGGACAATCGTTGATGATACTGAAATCAATATTTATATACTAAATGAAGACAAAGTACTAACACTTGATAAAGAGCGTTCGGGTCCACACTTGTTCGGACGTATACCTATGATTGAGTATGTAAATAACGAGGAACACCAAGGTGACTTTGAGCAGGCAATCTCTCTAAATGATGCATTAAACATGCTGCAGTCAGATCGAGTCAATGATAAAGAGCAGTTAGTTGCTGCAATATTAGCACTCTATGGCGCAACAGTGGATGATGAGGATATGGAAGCCTTACAAACGAATCGAGTTCTAATGCTTCCTGATGGTGCACGAGGTGAATATTTAATTAAGCCAATGGATGAGGCATCAATTGAAATATTGAAGAAGTCAATTGTAGAAGATATTTATACGGTAACAATGACACCTAACTTAAGTGATGAAAAGTTTGCGGGAAACTCTTCAGGAGTAGCGCTGCAATTAAAGTTAATTCCATTTATTCAAACAATAGATAATAAAAAAACGTTCATGTCAATCGGCATGGATGAACGCTTTGAGATATATGCAAATGTTTTACACAAGTTGAAGAAAATGGATACATTAGTTGACGCATCCCAAATGGATATTATTTTCAAACATAACTTGCCGCAAAACAAATTAGAAGTAGCTCAAATCATTGGATTGCTTTGGGGGAAAGTTGATAGAGCAACACTAATTAGTTGGCTACCAGATGTCAAGGATGCACAAGATATCCTTGATGCAATGGATGCTGATGAAGAGGAAGCTCGTAAGAAGTATGGCATCCCTAACTTCGGTGACCATGGCGTAGGCGAAGATGAAGACAGCGCAGAGTTATGATTATTGGCGTAAGCGCCAAGATGCACGCTTAGCGTATTCAGAGCGAGTATCTAATCAAACTATCTCTAATATCGGTGATGTATATGATGACTCACTGAAGCGTGTTGAAAGCAGAATTGAAAATATTTTAGATAATTATTCAAAATCAATCAAGATGCCAAAGGATCAATTGAAAGAATTGTTATCTCAACACGATAAAGAAGCTCTTTTAAGAGAGTTACAGGATGATTTAATAAAGAATGGTGCAAATACTAATGAGAATATGAAGTGGTTGCGTGGTAACTATCTTTCAAGGCTTAACAATCAAGAAAGTATTAAACTACAACTCGAGAATGAACGTCGAATCATTACCGAGAATGAAAAGGCGATATCCACATTAGGATATAAAAAGACAATCGGCGAAACATATAAGTCCTTGACTAATGATTTATCAGGGAAAACAAGAGAGTTAAATGAAAGTGCTAAAAATTCAATGTTAAATAAACGTTGGGTTGCCGATAAAAATTATTCTGAACGTGTTTGGAAAAACTCTGGAAGATTAACAAATGAAATAGATAAAGTTATTAACTCATCACTATTATCTGGAGTGCCAAAGAATGAAATTATTAATGATTTATCAGAAAGATACGAAGTTGCTAAATATAGAGCAGAAACATTAGTTCGAACAGAAATGAATTATTTCGAGAATCAATCGGAATTGAAATCATATGAAGATTTAGGAGTTACTCATTATACGTATCTAGCGGTACGGGATAATCGTACAAGTAGTATCTGCTCTGAACTAGATGGAACACGTCATGCAGTTAAAGATGCGAAACCCGGAGTTAATTATCCGCCAATGCATCCAAATTGTAGAGCAGGAACAATCCCTGACTTAGAATTCGAAGAGAATTACAGAGTATATCGTGATCCAATAACAAGAAATCGTGAAAAGACAACAAAATCTTATGATGATTGGATTGAATCGAAGAGGCAATCTCATGATAAGGGCCCGAAAGCTTATGATATCGAAGTTAAGAAGGTTAAAAACCTAACTTCTGATAAGAAAAAGTATAAGAAGTTTGAAAACGTATTAGGAAAAGGAAGAATGCCTAAAAAAGTTTCAAGTTTTCAAAGTATGATGTATAATGATAGTAAAGAATGGTCGCGCTTATCTGACAATTATTTTGTTAAAGAGCGAATTAAAAAAGGCAAATTTAGTTCGCTTATTAATGAAGATAAGCAAAAACCACACAATAAGGTGTCTGCTGGAAAAGGTAAGAGCTATTTGCTAGATGATGTCGATGCCCAATTGTTATTTGACGAATTTGCAGGCACTGGATCAGTGATAAGAAATTCAAAGGGAAGAACACATCAAGAAATTACCGATACTGGAAGAATAATCGGATATGACTTTAGAGCAGATGATTTCACAACATGGATTAAGATTCATCATTCAAAGAAAAGGACGCATATAGTTCCGTTTAAACCAAGGATAAAAAAGAAAGGAAAGTAGCTATGATAAAAATTAATTTAGAAGATTATGCAAAACATGAAGTTAAAATAGAGACTTTCGAAGGACTCGAAATCAAAGGTTTCATTTCTGACATTGATGATGCAGATAGTAATGAAGATGGAATCGAGAGCATAACACTCGAAGATACAGGGCTTGCATATTTCTATAGTATCAGCAAAAACGAAATTAAAGACATTACGATAATTGATTAAGACGGACATAACAATCCGTCTTTTATTATATGCAAAATGAAAAGAGACGAAACCCTGTCCTAATGGACAAGGCTCGCCTCTTTGAACTTAATTATACAAAATACAAATAAAAAGTAAAGGAATAGGGAGTGATAAAAAAGTAATTTAGAGTAATTTAGAGTAGTTTAGAGTAGTTTAGAGTAATTACTAATTAAGGCAGATAAATCTGTCTTTTTTTGTGTCCTAAACATGACATTAAAAGGTTTATCTTTCAAGTAAATAAAGGACTTACGGTAGAACACGTAAGGAGATAGGAGGACACGATGAAAGAATTATTTAAATTTCCACTAGATTTACAATTTTTTGCTGAAGGAGCAAATTCAGGTGCAGAAGAGGGCGATGTAAATACGAACTCTGATGAAACTGATAAGCCACAGACATTTACACAAGCTGATGTAGATAGAGCGGTAACGAAAGCCGTTCAAACGGCAACAGCCAATGCAAATAACAAAGCACAAGCGTCAATTAGTCAAGCAGTACAAGAAGCTTTGGAAGAAGAGCGAAGAGTTGCAGCACTTACAGAAGAACAACGTCAAGAAGAAGCAAGAAAAGCAGCGCAAAAAGCGTTTGAGAAAAAGGAACAAGAATTAAATAAAAAAATTCTTAGAGTTGATGTTGGTAATTTGTTAGTGACTGAAGGATTAGAAAAAGAATTTCTTGATTTTGTTATAGGTGATGATTTAGAGACATCTCAGACAAACATTAACACATTAAAAGGGTTAATAGATGCACGAGTACAAGAAGGCATTAAACAAGTTATTACTAAGCCTGGTGTACCATCAAAACCGAAAAACACAAGAATGACTAAAGAAGAAATATTGGCAATTAAGAACACTGTCGAAAGACAGAAAGCTATCGCAGACAATATAGAATTATTTAAATAAAAGAAGGAGACTATTATGAACAAATTTTATTCAAAGTTTTTAAAAGTAAATTATGCACCGGACACAGGATCAAGTGGTGCTCAAGCGAACACAACAATCTCAACAGATTTTGCAAAACCACAATCAATTGATTTTGTAAATCAATTCAATGGCAGCTTAACAAAATTAATTGAGGTACTTGGTGTTACAAGAATTCAACCAATGGCAGTAGGAAGCATCATCAAGTTTTATAAGTCAACAGAAGATGTAAAGCATGACCTTGTTGGTGAAGGCGAAGTAATTCCACTATCAAAAATCACTACTGAACCTGCAGGTACTAAAGAATTAGAGTTTCATAAGTATCGTAAACTAGTAAGTGGTGAGTCAATTCAACGAAACGGATTTGATCAAGCGGTATCTGAGCAAGACTCAAAGTTAGTTAAAAATATTCAACGTAGAATTAGAAGTGATTGGTTTGATAACTTAAAATCAGGAACAGGTGTAAAACAAGCAAACAATCCAGGACTTCAAGGTGCTTTAGCGGCAGCTTGGGGAGCAGTACAAACTGCATTTGAAGATGATGGAGTACAAACGTTAGTTTTTGTTAATCCTATTGACGTTGAAAATTATATTGGAAAAGCGAGTGTAACTACACAAACAGCATTCGGTATGACTTTCATTTCAGGATTTACTAACGTAATGGTAATTACAAATACAAATGTTGACGCAGGGTTTATTTATGCCACTGCACCTGATAATTTAGTACTTGCTTATGCAGTAGTTACAGGTGAATTGAACAAAGCCTTTTCATTTACAACTGATGAACTAGGGATGATTGGAATGACACACTATCCAACAAACGATCGTTTCTCATATGAAACTATGGCAGTAGATGCTTTAGAACTCTTTGCAGAACGCTTGGATGGAGTCTTCAAAATTAAAATCGAAGATGAACTAATGAGTGGTGCAGAAGCAAGAACATTCAATGCTGCGTCTTCTAACTATGATGACAAACCTTTAGAAGAAATGACTGTTCCAGAGTTAAAACAATTAGCAGGTTTACTAGGTATTGAGTATGGGTCAAAAGTTAAAAAAGAAGAATTGCTTGATCTAATTAAACCAGGTAACAACGAAAAGACATCAGGAGAATAATATGGATAAATTAGTCCAAGAAATAAAAGACTATGTCGAAGTCTTGGACTCTGACTTAAGTCTTAAAGACAAGCAAATTGAAATGATTCTAAACAGAGTGAAGGTATATCTTAATCGAAAAGATGTACCTTTCATTTTGGCATCAACAATCGCAGAAATGATTGAAGAACAATCGGACATGGTTAAGAAGAATAAAGAAGATACGATATCTTCAATATCGGATAACGGCCAATCAATTTCATTTAGCAATAAAGTATTCCAATCAATGATTTCTCAAACTGATGTTGAACTCTTTGCATCACATACAGCAATCCTAAATCGTTTTAGAAAGGTTGGTGTTATCGGTGTTAATCCCTTCAAAAATGAATAGTTTAATGGCTAAATATTTTTACGATAAGACCGTAGAATTCTACACATATAAAGAAATACCATCTAGCGAAGGTGGAAGACCTAAAAAGTCACAGAGAGTGACTAAAGGAAGTATTCAATGTAATATCCAACCTACCGCTAATAGGATTTTAAAAGAGAAGTATGGACTTGATTTAGACGCTAGTTACTTAATCACGTGTGATCCACAAGAAGAAGTAGCAAAGCAGTGGAATTTTGAATGGAATGGTGTAGAGATGGAAGTTGTTGAAACTCTTAAATATGATTCGCACCTATTGATATTATGTCAGTAATCAAAGGCTTGGATAAATTGACAAAGAAGCTAGCTAAGACGCATAAGATTGCTCATGATGCAACTAAAAAGGGTGTACGGGATAAAACCTTATCTACTCAAAGAGATGCGAAATTACATGCTCCAACAATGCATGGAGATCTCATGCGTTCGATTAAAGCGGAAGTAAGGGATGATGACAATATTATTACTGGTAAAGTATATACGAAAAATCCTCACGCTGTTTATGTTGAATTTGGAACAGGACCAGTTGGCGAAGCGTCAGAAAAGGTTATTCCAAAAGGTATGGCCATTCAGTATAAAGATAAAGGGTGGTTAGTACCTGTAGATTTTTTTCCAAACTATCAACAGTACGGAATGATAGCAATTGAGATTAATGGTGAACTTTTTGTTCCTACACGAGGGCAAAAAGCACAACAATTCATGACACCTGCATCATTAAAAAATAAAGTAAATGTTGGCAAAGATATTGGAGCAACTGTATCTAAACAATTAAGGAAGGACTTGAAAAAATGAGAAAAGAAGTATATGAACTTTTGTCTCAAATCACAAACAATGTATTTCAAGAATATCCTAATAAAGATAAGGATTTCCCTTGCTTAGTATTTACTCTAAATAATACTGCAGGTTATTCTATGAGCGATATTGAATATTACAAGCAGTTTCTGAGAGTCGAAATATTTGCTGAAACAGCTGAACAACGGAGTGAACTAGAAGTCCAAGTTATCGAAAAATTGTTCAAAGATGATTGGATCAATAAAAATAATCGTGATATACCGCATGAACTGTATTATAGACAGGATTTAACATTCGAAAGGAAGGATTAAATATGTCAAAAGAAACTAAAGTAATGAACGAACAAATAGAAAGTGAAGAGGAAGAAAATATGCCTGAAAAGAAAAAAAGAACAATTGGCACAAAATTAACAATGTTAAAAAAAGGTGCTGACACAACTGATCTAAAAATCGGTCATTTGACAAACATTGGTGAAATAGGTTTAGAGTCAGAAGAAATTGATATAACAACTCATGACAGTGTTGATGATTTCAAAGAATATATCGCAGGTTCAAAAGATGCTGGGGAAGTATCGATTGAAGGATATTTATTTAATGAAAGTAATTTTGAAAAATTATTAGAACTAGCAAATTCAAGAGAAGTTCGAAGTTGGAAAGTTCAATACCCAAGTGGTGCGACATGGATGTTTGACGCATTTGTAAAGTCTTTAAAAGATGGTGCAAAGGATATTGAAGGTGTTGCAAGTTTTACTATGAATTTAAGAATTTCAGGTGCACCAAAATTTGAGAAGTCAATTTAATAGGAGGAAATTATGAGTAAGATTACATTTAAGTTTACCGCGTCAGTTGTTGATGCGATTGAGAAACGCTCTGGGGAATCAATTGGTAATGCAGTGTCGAATAATACAGTTGGAAATATTACTAACTTTATTGAGTTGGCGCATTTCGATGGAGATAAAGTTGGAGTGTCTCGAAGTATGGCCATGAAAAAAATTGATGAATATCTTGAAGAAAAATCTAATGACCTTGATGATTTGGTTCTAGATATAACAGAACAGTTGGTTGAAGATGGTTTTTTATCTCGAGGTCTCTCAGTAGAGAAGATGAGAGAGTTGAAGAAATCGAAGATTCAGCAAGTAGCAGAAGTGATGGAGAACGAGCTGAACAATTAAAAGATTTTAGATTTGGTACACATTGGCGAGAAAATGAAGTAAATGCAATTTCTATGGGATTGAATTTAGATTATTATTGGTCACTGAATCCAAAACAATTTCAAAAACATTATGATGCTTATAACTCACAAGTTAGAGAACGAGTTGAGTATGATGATTTTATAAATCATATGCTAGGAAGATATGTAATGATTGCTGTTCATGATCCTGAGAACTATCCAGAAGAACCTTTTACTTCACTGAAAACAAAAGTTGAAGAAAAGATGACTGATGAGCGCATGGAAAAAATCGCTAGAAGAAATACATTATTGATGGGAGGTGAGATTGTTTAATGACAATTGAAGAATTACAAATATTGATCACAGCTAATACTAATGATTTAAGAAAAGAAATTGCTAGAACTAATAATACGCTTGGAAGTTTAGAACGAACGTCTAACAAAACCAGTAAAGGTGTTATTGGCGGATTCAAGTTTATGAAAACAGCAATACTAGCATTAGGAATAGGAAAATTAATTCAGACTATTACGAATGGAATGGACGGAGCAATTGCTCGAGTTGATACTATGAATAACTTTCCAAGAACAATGAGTAATCTTGGAATTGGAGCAGAGCAATCTCAAATGTCTATTGACCGTTTAAGTGAGAAACTTAAAGGTCTCCCAACAACGTTGAATGATGCTGCTTTATCAGTTCAAAGATTTACGTCATCGAATGGTAACATTAAAGCATCGACTGAAATGTTCCTAGCAATGAATAACGCTGTCTTAGCAGGTAACGCACCAATGGAAATGCAGCGTTCAGCTGTTGAACAGTTAAGCCAAGCTTACTCTAAGGGTAAACCAGACATGATGGAATGGCGTGCAGCTATGTCTGCTATGCCTGCCCAACTTAAACAAGTAGCTCTCTCGATGGGATATGCAAGTGCCGATGCACTCGGTGAAAGTTTAAGAAATGGTACTTTAACAATGAACGAGTTCATGTTAGAAATGATTAAACTAAACCGTGAAGGAGTTGCAGGATTTCAAAGTTTTGAAGAACAAGCTAGAAATGCTACTGGTGGTATTTCTACATCAATAGCAAACGTTAAAACAGCAGTTACAAGAGGAATTGCAGATATACTAAATACAATCGGGCAAGCTAACATAGCTGCCTTTTTTAATGGAATAACCAATGCAATCAATGCTACTATTCCTTATTTAATTGCATTTATAAAAGTTGTTCAAATGGCGGTTGGATGGGTTTCTGCATTATTTGGACGTACTGCTAAGCAAACTCAAACAGTTGGAAGTAATGTTCAAAGCGCATCTAAATCTATGGGTGGCTTAAGCTCTAGTGCTGGGAATGCTTCTAAAGGAATTGATAAGGCAACAAAATCAACAAAGAAACTAAAAAAAGAAATGAATTCATTGGCAGACTTTGATGGTGACTTACATGTAATGAAACAAGAAAGTGATTCTCCTGGAGGATCAGGTGGAGGTTCTGCAGGTGGTGCAAGTGCAAGTCCTGTGGACTTATCAGGTCTTGACTTTGATTGGGGAGACCAAATTAAAGGAGCTGATAAAGTAAATCAAAAAGTTCAAGAATTGTTAGGTCATGTGAAGAAACTAGGTGCTTTTTTTGATGAATATAAAGTTCCAATCTTATCTACACTTGCTGCAGTTCTTGCCGGGTTAGGAGCTCTTGGTGTTATTTCTCTTTTACCGAAAGCTAAAGCTTTATTTGATACTGTCGGTCTAGGTCTGGGAGTATTTAAACTATGGACTTCTGAGATGGGCATAGTAAAAGGGACCCTTGATCTATTAGCGACCGCAGTTGGTACAACCTCACTTGTGATTGGGGCAATCGTGCTTGTTGTTGCAGCAGTTGCGGCAGCACTTACTCAGTTGTGGTTAACTAACGAAGGATTTAGAGAAAGTGTAATCGGTGCTTGGAACGGTATCAAGGACACATTGTCGATAATATACAACACAGTAATTGCTCCTATACTTCAAATCTTTAAAGATGCATTAGTTCTCATTTGGACTGATGGAGTCAAGCCTTTATGGGACGGATGGGTAGAATTTATTAGATCCATTACAGTAGCTCTTATTGATATTTGGGACAATGTGCTAAAACCGTATGTAGATTGGTTTGTTGTAACGTTCGGTCCAATACTTACTAATATTCTAAAAGTAGTTATGTCAGTGTTTTCCGGAGTAATGGCAGCAATTGGTCAGTTTGTAGGTTTCGCATTTAAGAATATCGGCGCATATGTTGAAGGTATCGTAGGAGTATTTACAGGATTAATTACGTTTATTCGTGGTGTGTTCTCGGGTGATTGGAAAATGGCTTGGAATGGTGTTGTAAAAATATTTGATTCCATAACTGGAACAATCAAAAAAGTATGGAGTAACATGTGGAATTTTGTCATGGGCTTATTCAATACGGGAGGAAAAGTCTTTGATGGTATTAAGGATGGTATCGTCGGAGCATTCACTGCTGTAGTAAATGCTTTAATTAAAGGTATTAATAAAGTAGTTGGCATTCCCTTCAATGCAGTAAATGGAATTTTAAACTGGATTAGAGATTTCTCAATTCTTGGTGCAAAGCCATTTAGTGGAATGTGGGGAGCTAATCCAATAGGTGTACTTCAAATACCTAACGTACCAGCTTACGAAGAAGGAACTAATTATGTACCGGAAACAGGACTTGCCCTACTCCATAAAGGTGAAGAAGTTAGACCTGCCAAGCAAGGAAAAAGATATGAAGAAAAAGCAATGCAAGAATTGGAAACAATTCAAATTTTGTTGGAAATGAATATGTATTTAAAGCGAATTTCAGAAAAAGATACCAATGTTTATATGGATACTGAAAAAATGAATAAGAAACTAAAGAGTGCAGAATTAAAACAATTGAAAGCACTGGGGATAGGATAGGAGGTGTATCATGGCTACAAAAGAACAGTTGAAAATAAAGGTAGGTGGGTACACTTTCCCGTCTCCTTTAAGTGGCACTTATTCAGTGACTAAAATTAAATATAATGCTTTTGCTGAACGAACTGCAAAGTCGATGCGTATTGATCAATTAGGAGATGTGTGGAAGGTTGAATTTACATTGCCGTCTTTGCCTGAAACTGAATACAAAAAAATAGCGGATGCATTAGATCCATTTGTAATAGAGATGGAATTCTTTAATACATGGATGAACAAAAGAATGAAAACAAAGTTTTATCATTCAGATTTAGAATTAATAAGGATTAGCCAAAAACTACATAAACCAATAAAAATTACATTTACAGGAACTGAGGTGATTTGAATGTGGCCAACAAATCAAGTATATAAAGATTTTGCTACCGCACAAACTAGAACACCAGTTCCGATTGTACTTGTAAATAGTATTGAAATTGACATTATCAGTATAGAATTCAAGGAGCCAAGAGAAACTTTTGTAGGTGGATTCAGTTCTAAATATATTGTCCTTGAAGTTGATAGGGATGCATATGTTGGGACTTACTATGGCGCTGAAATTGAACCCTATATTCAATTTAAAGGTGATTTAACAAAGGTTCCTATTGGAAAGTTTTATGTTGATAAAGAAGATGTGGAATTTGATGAAGTTCAAAAGAAATATACGATTACAGCTTACGATAGTGCCATCAAGTTTGATAAACAATATGAACCGATGAAGTGGCCTATGAAAGGTAAAGAATTCATAAGTGAAATTTGTCAATCGGTGGGAGTCGAGTTTCATTCTGCAAGTATACCTAATATTCCTTTTTACGAAAAAAGCTTAAGAGGAATTAACGTTAATGAAAAAGAGTTGATTTCCTATAGACAGGTCATCAATGAGTTTGCACGGTTGAATTTTTGTTCAGTCCATATAAACAGACTTGGGCAACTTGAATTTAAGAATGTTTTCATGAATCAAATCTCTGAGACTATTACTGGATACGACTACAAAGATTTGAAGCTAGATAAAGAAGTTAAACCTTTTAACTCATTAGTGTATGAACAAAAGGATATTAATGATCCAGTTTTTATCAAAAATCAAGAAAGCATTTATGAATTTGGTTTAACTGAACTTAAGATGACAGACAATATTTTTGTTGATGTCATGGACAGGAACCAACAGCAAGTATACGTCAATGAAATGTTTCAATTTGTATCAGGATTTACATACCATAAGTTTGAAAGTAATCAGATTATGAGACCTGATTACGATGGATGTGACTTGATTGAATATGAAGACATGGATGGTAATCGATTTAAAACTATTTTAACAAACATATCTTGGAGTTGGGTAAACGGTGGATTACAAGGTTCGATGGACTGTCCACAACTACCCGAAACAATTACAAAATATGAGCTTGCAGGAGAACGTCAGGACTTATTAAACATGGGTATTGATGTTGATAGGGCCAATAAAAAAATAACGTCATTGATTCAAGATGTAGGCGACAGAGCAGATAAAGAAACATCTCTCACTCAGGATGTAGATTCAATCAATATAAAAGTTAATTCTCTTGATGTTGGTTCTAATCTAATTCCGAACCTTAATGCTTTGTTACCAATGGTGGATGAAAGCCATACTGGTTGGAAGTTCGATGATAAGCCCATATTCGAAGTTGAAGAAGATTTAAGGAGTCTATCGAAACATAAGAAGGTGTTTAATCATAAAGGAACTGCAGAAACATCGAAAGCATTCATTGTTCCTGACTCTGTCTATTCATACAGAATGAAAAGATTAGCGCTACAGTTAGAAATTTCAACAAGCGAAAAGGTGGTAACCGAAAAAAATCAGGGCACATTAAAGGTATATGTTAAAGAGTTTAACAGTGAGGAAGTACTAATTAAAAGTACTCCTTTTTATTTGGAAGGAAAGAATATAATTGAAACTATTACTTTCCAACCAATAGCTGAAACATCTTATGTCAGTTTATTATTTGAAAATAACAATGATTTTCCATTCGCCATCACAGAAGAAATGTTCACTAGAGGTAACCCTGCAAAGTGGGAAGAAGATAGTGAAGATTTAAAATTATGGTCGCAAGCTCAATTCAATATTCAAAATGACAGAATCACCAACACTGTAGAGCAAGTCAATATTTTCAATGATGACCTTACTGAAAGAATTCAGGGAGCAGAAGATCAACTGAGTGAACAAGAGGGACAAATTCAAGACGTATCTAAAGAAGCTGCAGCTGAAGTTACAAAAGTTAGGACAGAGTTACTGTCCTCATTAGAACAAACAGCTGAACAACAAGAGCTAGTGTTCAGGAGAATTGAATCAGTGCAAGACGGTCAGGAAGAACGATTGAACGAGATGGCCACATTTTATAGATATGACATTGATGGTGCGATTGTTGGTCGAGAAGGTGACCCAATGCAATTCTATTTTTCGAATGATGAAGCAAGTTTCAGAAATAACGGTGAGCGAATCTCGTACTGGCGTGGTAAAAAGTTTTATGTTGAAGAGTTAGAAGTATTGGCCAGTATTATAATTGGTCAACATTTAATTGAGTCAGAAGGAAATAATACAAAAGTAAGGAGTGTTAATTAATGGCGACATTTAGAAAAACATTAAGGAATAGTGCCTACAGATTAGTTCTTGAAATGAATCAAGGAACTCCAAATGTAGCGAATAACACTTCTCCAGTTTCATATAGTGCTTATGTTGAAAAAACTTCTGGGTCAGGTTACGTTTCATCCTACTCACATCCTTACAATATCAAGATAAATGGTAAGACTGTAAAAAGTGGAAGTTTCAGTGGATATAACTTCAAAAACTATTCGAGGTTAAGTCTTGGTACAGGTACTGTACCGGTCGCCCACAATTCGAATGGAACTAAAACTGTAAGTGGCTCGGCTTATTTTGAAGCTAATCAAAGTGGAGCAATTGGTTCAGCAACAGTAAGTGGAAACTTAGCTTTATCTAGAATAGCAAGAGAAAGTACACTTACGGCACCAAATTCATTTGTACTTGGAAATTCTTTTGATATTAAATTAGATAGACAGGACAGTTCATTTTTCCATTATGTTGATATAAAACTTGGCTCAACAATGCTATGGTCACAAAGAGTGGAGACAAGTGCGACAGTTCTAATTGATAGAAATCAGATGCTTGATTTAGTTCCGAACTCCAACAGTGCTTCTTTAAGTTTAGTTTACAGTACTCGAACAGAAGATAGTTCAGTCATAGGTGTATCAACAAAGACGATTACATGTAACTTAAATGCTCCAAATCCAAGTATTTCAGGAATAACGAATACAGAAGCGGTTGATTCAGTTGCTAGTTTGGGAGTTGGCTATGTTCAAACCAAATCGATGATAAGAGTTGCACTAGTCGGAGTCGAACCTGGACGAGGTGCAAGAATTGTTACAACGCGAATTACGGTTGATAGCCAAGTTTTAAATGCAACTTCAGGAGTAACTCAACCTATTCAAAAAAGTGGCAATATTACAATCGTAGGAACTGTAACTGACTCTAGGGGTAAAACGTTTAAAAGAGAAATGGTTATAAACGTAGTTCCTTATTCAAACCCTAAGATAACTAGCATCAAGGCATTTCGATCTAAGGCAAACGGGGACAGGGACGATTATGGAACTTATGTAAAATTCGAAGTTGGTCATAATATTACTTCTCTCAGTTCCAAAAATATCAAACGAATTAAAATAAAAATAGGTTCAAACGATACTTGGGTAGCTTTACCTAATTATGTAGGGACATATATTAAAATATTCTCTGGATTTGATGTTAACAATAGTTTTCCTTTTACAATAACTGTTGATGATTATTTTGGAAATACTGTTACTTCTTCCATCATCCCAAACGGTGCAGTCACTATGATGTGGGGAAAAGACAATATGTCTATTGGAACAACAGAATTGAAAGAGCCGGGATCCTTGAATGTTAAAGGGCAAGGCTATCAACAGGGCGGAAAGAAAATATTAGATGAAAACTCTCTTCCTGAAACTGTTTATATTAATGGAGTTAAAATTAAAAAATACATTGATGGAACGATGGAACAATACGGAAACATCAAAGGTAATTGGACAATCGATATACCTATGGGAAATGGTTTTAGACAACTTGGAAACTTTGAATTCCCAATTAAATTTATTGATGCACCCGAATCGGTGACAGTAGTTGGGACAAACTATGTAATGATGTCGGTTGCTGAGCAAATAACAAAAGATTCGTGTCCCATTAGGTTTATGAGTTTGGATAGAAATCGTGTAATCGATAATTTTTATTTTGAAGCGAAAGGGAGGTGGAAATAATGTTAGATTTAATTGATAAAGAAATTGAACGTTTAGAAATAGAAAAAGAACCTTTTAGTTATCGAGCAGAAGAATTAGCTATCAAAAAATTAGAAGAGGAAATGCAGCCATTGATCGAACGTCAACTGAAGAAACGTCCGCTATACGAAGAATATACAAATAAAATAACAGAATTAAAGAACACAAAGAAAACATTAGAAACACTAGTTAATAAGGAAAGAAGAGTGAATGTATATGAATGAATTATTTAAATTGCCTATATTTTGGTTAGTTTTGTCAGTTCCAATTTTTATGTTGGCCAATATGATAGCAGGTTCATTACTTGCGGAAAGTAAGAATCAGTTTAAGTGGGAAGTAGTATGGGTCTCATTGCAAAAATATGCAGGATTGCTTATTGTGGCGGTCCTTTTGTATATAGGTGCATTTTTATCAGAACAATCAATATACGAGTTGTTAAATAAGCAATTATACTTGAAAGAATTGGTAATGTTGGGGATTGCTACCTTGGCCGCAAACTATGCAATACAAGCATCTATAAAATTTAAAGATTTAACGGGAGTTAAACTAAGTGAGAGAAAGGAAGATGAAGAATGATTACCAAACTTATTCGAAAAAGTGGAAGTGATTTAAAACATAATAAAAACTATAATCAATGGAATGGAGAATTTAATCCATTCTTCCCTGAATTTGCACCAAAATCAGTAGGTGGAACAATGAGTGGAGTTCCTTTTAAAGACTCAAAGGGAAACTGTACTTGGTATGTGAGTGGAAGATTAAGCGAGGTTTTCGGAAAAATGCCTGCAAGACCTCAATATCGACCAGACGCGAAATATTGGGGTACAAATGGTGAACCATTATCAAAAGGACCAGAAGTTGGTGGAGTTGTTGTATTCGGTGATAATAGTTATGGCCATGTTGCATTTATTGAGAAAATTGTAGGGAGTGATGTTTATGTATCGGAATCTTCTTACTCAACGCGTGGAAATGATTTTCTATTTAGGTATGGTAGAACCATTGACCAAATAAAAAAAGAATGGAACATGACAGTATTGCGATACTTAGCTCCATTCGAAAAAGTTAAACTTGTTGATGATTTGGACAAAGAGATTCCTGAAGATGGCGAAATAACTGTTACTGTAAAAGAAGGTTTAAGAGTTAGAAAACATCCTTCTTTATCTGCAGAACAAATTGGATTGTTACAAAAGGGAGCAAAAAGAGTTTACACTCATTATGTCGATGAAGAAGGCATAAGGTGGGTTAAATTAAAAGAAGGAGGCTATTCGGCCCGTAGAACATTAGACAATAAACAAACCTATGCTGATGCCCGTTTCATTAATAAGCCTGCAGCTAAGCCTAAAACTGATGTAGGTAAGTCATGGAAGAATAACAGAAACCCTTTACCTTTGTACCCATATTCGACTGGATCCACGAATTATGGTCCTTCAAAGAATATTCGAACATATAAAATCTTAAAAGAAGAATATGGACGCATTCAGATTAAGCATGAATACTTCGATTCGCCAGGTAATCTAGTTTGGGTTAATAAGGATGATGGGAAGCTGCAGTGATGGATGACTTTATTAAAAATATCATGACTCTTGTAGGCGTTATAGGTGTTGTTACTGGGATATTGGTAAAACAGCTTAAAGCAACTAATGAAACTAACAATCAATTGGAACGTCTTAACACGAATATGGAACATCAATTCACTTTATTTAAGAAAGATGTAAATAATAATTCATCGATATTAAACGATAACTTCGCGATTGTAAATGGTGAATTAGTGGAATTGAAAAAGGTTGTCTTTGACAAAGACAAGGGTAGTCCTTTACCATTACGAGAAGTTGAGAAAATATAA